TAAATAGGAAAGACCTTTCGAACTCAAAAGCTTTACATCGTTTTTAAAGTACATTCGGAATTTATATAACAATGATGAGTATCCAGTCGAGTTCTCAATGAAGCGTTAATTTATGGGAAACGCCACGAAGACCATTTGTCAGTTAATTAAAGGCTAACTGACAATACCTATTGGTATGACTTTACCACATCTCCACCTCACGGGCGAAGACTGCCTCCCGACTTTGGTCGAAAGACAGCGTGGCTGGGTACTGTTCATGCGCATCATAAAGAGCTTTGATCATCTTACTGGCATAGAGGTTGTAAACCTCTTCTCCATGGATGGAAAGTTCTTGAATTGCTTTTGACACGTTATTCACAGTAATAGTAGACCTATCGTGTCCTCTCTTCGTCCAAAGAACCATCTCAGTGATGGACTCTAAACGTAAAGGACCAACGAAAGTGTCCAATATAGGGTCATACCTAAAAGAGCGTTTCAAGAATTCGACTTCTGTCATCAACCTAGAACCTTCTTTATGTTTGCCTTTCATTTCGGACGTGTAAGTCATACCAATTAATGGCATAACGGAGGCAATTTGTTCTTCTGTAAACTGACCAATAAACTCACTGGCGACAGTATACACGTGGTCGTCACCTTGAAAAGAGACGCGCGTGCAATCATTAAATCTGTTTATCGGATTCTTCAAGAGTATCCAAACACACCTAAAATTTATATGATTGTAGAGATTATTTATCAGCGTAGTGGCCGGATGACCACTCGGTAAACTACCATCCCACTCATAAATGATATCGAATAAGACGTGTCTACTATTAACAACCTCAAGCCAGAGCATTTTCCTGATGAGGTTATCTTCAGGGCAGGAAGTGCCGTAAAAAGCAGAAATAACACGATAAACGGCCCAAAGAACCTGAGGTAATTCACTAGCATCGAAGGCACTATAATCACCAGCACCACCAGCTGTAAATTTATTCAAGTAGATATACAACATGTTCCAATCCGGCCCATAGTTGTTCACTCCAGTAGCGCAACCATTCACTATCTTGTTGTCGACAAGGAACGTCATAAACGCCCCATAATATCTTCTAAACAAAATGACGTAAACTATTGGAGCACCACTTATAAAG